GGTATTGCCATCGTCACTCGGCGCGTGTTTATTGCCGGGTTTCTTTTCGATGCCTGTGGGTGGGCATCCGTTTTCGATCCAGGCGTCCAATTCCTCGCGCCGCCAGCGTACCATGCCACCAATTTTCACCGGGGGTGGCATCCGCCCGTCATCAGCCATGCGGTACACATGCCGCCAAGAGCAATCGAGCATTTCTGCCACGCACCGCACATTAACGAGCATGGCGTTCTGCGATTTGGACATCGGTTGCTTCCTTCTACAAGGGTTGGTGGGCATATCGAAGACAGACAGTTCCGGTTCCGGCTCGTAACCGCAGCTGGGGCATTTGTCACTCATCGCTCACATCCTGTTCCGGATTCTCGCCCTTCGCGATGGGAACGTACACCCACTCATCCGTTATATCATCCCGAATCTGATCTTCAACGCTCCGATGTGCAGCGTCCAACCGCAAGTTACCGCCGTTGCGTCGGGATGCCACTCGCTCCCGTCTGCGGGCCAGCCGTGCCAGCAGATAATTGCGTGACATGAATCCCGCACCCAGCCGACTCTGATCGGCCAATACTGCCAGGAAACAGGATAGTTCCGCTCATCATACCCACGGTTCCACTGAAACAGACGCATAGCAATCACATGCACGCGGAGCAGCCGTCCGCGTCCTATTCGGAAATCATTCGGGGATCTACACTATCCAGAGCAGTCCGCACCGCTTCACGCAGGCGTTCATCCAGAGCAGTCCGCACCGCTTCACGCAGGCGTTCGTTTTCTGCCCGCAGGCGTTCACCACTCTGCCGTCCAGCCTTGCCCACCGTGATATTTCCGGTCTGTTGCTGCCCCGCTTTTGTCGCCGTTGTTTAACGTCTGGATGGGTAGTTTTTCCCGGCACCTTAAACACTCGCCCCAGAATTCGGTGTCTTGTTTGGACATCGGCCATCCGCACTCGCACAGACGGAACTGTTCCCTCAATTCCCGCAGATTCATTTGCCAAATAACTTCGACAATAGCCTCAGACAGAAGCTCTTGTGTCGTTTTTTCTGCCATTGTTATTCCCTACAGGTCTCCTCTGCCTCCGTTGCCGTATCGATCGCTGCACGCAGACGCTCGATCAAGGAAGTATCGGGAAACATAAACGCGGCATTCAGGAGTACGTTCTGCAGTCGCTCGATCTCTGCCCGCAGGCGTTCGTTCTCGGATTGCAGCACTCTGGCAGCGGAAATAGCTGTCAAAAAATTCATCCTCGGATCGCCGCTCCACTCCGTAGCTTGTGCGATTTCTGAGGCTTTCCGCACGGCATCACTTTCACTCATCGCACACCTCTTTCCTGTCTGCAAGACCCTCGAACCCAGCCAGCACAAATGCACTGCGTGCGGTCGACTCCCACGTATGACCGCAGCGATTGCAGATCAGAGACACGCTGCTATATCGTCGGTCCTCCGACGCTGGGCTGTGGTGCGTGACCATCACAGCTCGCACCCAGTATTCCCACACCTCGTGACTCTCGTACGGACACCCGTCTTTCGACTTCCGGCATTGCGAGCAGTGTGGCTTTCGTTGTGGCGTTGCTTTCCGCATACTGTTTGCTCCCTCCTCAGCCTCCGTGATATCGTATTTCTGACGGGTCGGATGGGTCGCCGCGTGTCGCAAATTTCTTCAGGTATTCTGTGCGCCGGATTCCCTGCGCAACCCACTCTTCCACTTCCAAGTCCTCTTGGATGTGCTTGCTCAACTCCTTTTTCAGTCGCTGGTTCTCCCGTTCGAGTTCGACGTACCGGGCTTCCGGCCAAAGTTTGTCGTAATAGTGGTGCATGGTTATCTGCTGCCGGCAACGCACTCACCGCATTCGGCGCAGACAGACGACCAGTCAGAATGCGTGGGCAAGCTCAGATTTTGACCGTCGTATTTCGTCCGCAGGTGTGAGACGACCGCAGCTGCGAAAAATGCAGTATCAGCTGCGCGGATGGTGATCAGCCACGGTTCACGGTTTTTGCGATGTGCGACGTACGGAACCTCTTCCTCTCCGCAATCCGTGACGGCCTGCTGAACGGCCTCAGATAGCCGCAGGCGTTCGACTCGCTTCACTTCGACGTGTGTTCCTGGAATCCCACCGACGACATCAGGAGAGTCAGGAGAGCCGCTGTACTGCTGCCCTCTGCGGGCCTCCGGACAGTGCAGATGGTCCCGCAGGAAATCCCGCCATTCACGTTCCCCTCGACTACCCTTCGATCGACTGTTCGTCATGAGTAGTGCCTCCAAGCACGAGTGCGGCCCGCTGTGCGAGCCACGGGTCCAGATCCGTTGTGTTATTCTCCAGCCAACCGAGTATATTCTGGCCAAACACGCTGCTCATACGCTCAGGATCCCACCCAATTCCTCCTGATTTCCACTTCCACCAGATGGCAAGTACGCGGCCGGCACGGTCGCAGTCGGTCTTCCACTGATGTGGGATCCGTGATGTGGCAATGTAGTTGCTCGGATGCTCCACGTCAGCTGGTTGACCGCGCCGACCGAAAATATGGTCTATTTCGGTGGCCCGCGGTCTCCGCTCAGTTCGCCACGTCCCTGCCCATTCGTGGAAATCAAACTGGCCAGCTGCAGCCCGTGTGTACTCACAAATCGGGTGAGCGGCCAGGTACAACGCCCTCCGGTTTTTGGCCTGTCGGGATTGAGTCTTCACCGTCATTCCTGGTTTTTGTTACAAAAGATGTCGATAACATCATTTGGCAGTTGCCGTGTTTGGGATCGGCGATTATGGTCCCGTCCGGGTCGCGTTTTATCAGAAAACGAACAGCATCAAAAGGAGGGAATTGATGGACTCCAGCAGTTACGTGACAGGACACGTCCACCTCGTGGAAGAAACCAAAACGTACGGCCAGAAGGGATTTCGGAAACGCCTCGTCGTTCTGGAGCAGGACGAAGGTGAGTACACAAACCTCGTCCCAGTCGAGTTCACCCGCGACCACTGCGATATTTGCACGATGGAAGCGGGCGATGAGATCACGGTCAGGTATCGCCTTCGAGGACGCGCTTGGCAGAAGGATAGTGATTCGGACGTGAAATACTTCCTGAATGCGGAAGCGGACGCCTGGCGTCCGATAGAGGACGATCACCGCGTAGATGCACCTGCACCTGCACCTGCACCTGCACCTGCACCTGCACCTGCACCTGCACCTGCACCGAAAGTCAGCAGTGACGAGATCCCGTTCTGATGATGGCGATGAGAGAATGTTGACATCGCCATCAAGGATGGGCAGTAAAACCACGCCCTTGTCTGCTCACAGGGCGACCGACAGAACCGGTCAGGATGACGATGATGTGGCCTGGGGGCATGGGTTCACGACCCATTAAACAGGGACTGACGGTCAACGAATCCAGGCAATGACGCACCCTGTCACCCTGGCCCGACCATTGCAGGCTCATCCGAGTCACCGTCAGCATCTGGCAGGCACACTGCTCAACAGCAGGTTCCCCCTGCAAGGGAGGGACAATGGGTGTGGTGCGCGAGTTTACAAAGGAGAGGCAATGGGCAGAATGAATTCGGACCAGAAATATCTGGCAGCGCGCGCCTTGGATGAACTGGTCCTCGCGGGCGAATTGCATCCGGCGATGGGTTACCTGTCGATCGGCGAAAAAATCGCTCTGAGCAGCGATGTGCCACGGTCATGCCTGACACGGCATGTGGTATTATCGCTGTTCAAGACGATAGGCGTTCCTGGCGATGAGTTTGTGTCTGTCAACGCAAATCGGAAGAGACCCAAACGGGCCAGCGAGTGGGCGGCAATTTCCGATCAGATCCGGGCAATGGACGACCGGCTGTCTCTGGTTGATGACCGCTTGACCAAACTAGAGGAGCAGCAGCTGTGATTCTATCGCAAAGTGTGTGCGATCAGTCTACCTTCGAGAACCTCAAAGAAAGTCTGGAGTCCAGTCGTGATCTGCTGGACTACATCGAAGGTGAGTTTCGCCAGGCAAGGGCGGCTGGCGAAAATAGTCATCCGTGTCCCGGTGAGCTTGAGTTGGTGATTGACCTGAAGGAGGCCATCGAGTCACTGTCGTTGTGCTGCTCAACCGTGGTACGCAACGCAGTGGAGGATTTGTCTTGGGGCCGAGTGAAACACCCTCGCCGTGTGGACGCTCGGGTCGGCTCCGTGGACTCAACGGACGAGTCGCATTCGCAGGAGGCGAACACGGAGCCTTAAAAACGTGAGCGGGAACGCCGGAATGCTATTGATGATCAAAAGGCACGGGCGTGACAGCCGGGAGAGACCGGCATTTATCACAAGGGGCCGGCACTGACTGGTATTCGCCTGTGCCTTACCTCGCTTGGAAGTGCGACAAGTAAGGTAGTTTTTCCAGGAATCACGTCACGCAGAGGTGCCGGCCCTGATTTTGGGACACAGTGTCCGGATTTTTTGTCGCATGGAGGTGCAAAGATGCTTGCGTTGACTCGAAAAGCAGGGGAGTCGCTGGAAATTATCTGCGGCTGCGGTGAGAAGATTCTAGTGGTGGTCAATCAGGTCACCCACGACAGCAGAAAGGTCCGCATTGGTGTTAAGGCGCGGCCGACCGTGAAGGTTTGGAGATCAGAAATCTCGCCCTCGAATCGGGGGGAAAGGAGTGGTGATGAGTAGGGAATGGTTGGATATTTCCGCTGAGGAATATCACACGATGGAGGCGGTCTCCAGTGGGGGGCTGCGGATGTACGAGAAGGTCAGTCCGCTCGAATACTATGTCACGTATGTGGCGAGGACGAAAAAGTCACCTGGGACGACGGCCACAAAGTTGGGTACAGCGTTCCATGCTGCGATGGAAGACCCTCAGCAGTGGGAAGACTCCTATCGCGTGATCAGTGAAACGCTCGACGACGAGGCGATTGTCGATTGTGTGAATTTGTCACTGGACGCGAGCGGCAGCGGCTCGAAGCGTGCGACGGTCGGCGAGGCGTTAAATCGCCGTTTGCCGTCGCACAAGCTCTATGAGGAGAATGTCACGGCTGATGCGGCATCTCAAGGCCAGGAACTGATCACGGTCGACCAGCTGGATGTGATTCGGCGACAGGTTGACGCAGTGTACGATTCGCCGGCCTGCCGGGAATACGTTGGCCGAAAAAAGGCTGGCAACGTGGAAATGGCGTGTGTGTACGACCCAGGATTTGGGCAGAAGTGCAAAGCGTTGTGCGATCTTGTTTTGCCGGAATGCATCGTCGATTTCAAGACCACAAAGGCACTCAACCCGCATCAGTTTCTGCGCGATGCGCTGGATAATTACGGCCTGCAGTACCAAGCCGCCCACTATCTGTTTGTCACCGGATTCCGCGAATTTCGGTTTATCACGGTGACCAGTGAAGCAGTGATGCGGAGTGGTTCGGCGTGCGAGGCGAATGTCTGGTATGTGCCAGAACACGAACTGGAGCGTGCGACAGTGAAAAATATGCAGACACTGCGCACGATATGTGACCACTTTGCGGTAGCAGCAGAGAATCCTGAAAAGTGTGATTCGCAGGGCATTCCGCTGTCCTGGCATAACGAGGGTTATGGGGCGATGGACCCACTCCCGATGGACCGTGCAGCCTTTGCGAACGAGGAGGTGTGGGTATGACTGAGAAGAAGAAAGGTGTGAAACGGCAGAAGAAGGCAGCGGGTACTGCTGCCAAAACGAGACGTAAGCCGCGGACACTGCATGAGGCTCGTCTGCAGGTGATGGCAGAAGTTCCGTACGTGAGAAAAAGCCGCTCCGGTGGTCTGAATTACACGTTCATGTCTGAGGCTGAACTCATTGCTGCAATGCATCCAGCGATGCGGAAAGCGGAGTTGACAGTGTGTCCTCTGTCGGTTGACGTTGTGTCCGAATCCGAGTATCGGACATTGAATGACCGCAGAATGGGGCATGTGCGTGCGGTTGTGACGTATCGATTCAGCACCGAAATTGAATCTCAGGATGTCCGTGTGCTGGCGGAAGCGGCCGACAGTGGCGACAAAGCCAGTTCAAAATTGATGACGATGGCGATGAAATACGCCTTGCGGCAATTTTTCCTCATCGAAACTGGAGATGATCCGGACACGGTCGCACATCAGCGTTCTAATCGTCGAGATGCAGCGTTTGATCGTGCGGTTGAGTTGATTGCACACGCGACGGACATGTCTGATTTGGATTCCGTTCGTGAGAAGGCACTGAAGACTTCCCCCAACTTCAAGGCGGAATTGGAGGCCGTTGTGGCAGTTCGAAGGAGCGAATTGAATGGCGCAAGCGGGTGATTTTTCCAATGATGATTACGTGCCACCACGCGATCCACATGCGAAAGCTGTTCGGTTGGCGTCGATCCAGGCTCGCACCGGTCAAAACCGGGTGGTGGCGCGTCCACGAGGTGAATCGCCCGAGGAATGGATGTCTCGGGCGGTTCGGATGTCGCGTTTCTGGATCGATGAAATCTTGACGATCCCGCTGAAACAGGATGATAAAGGGTACGCAGCCCAGCAGGATTTCCTGCGTTACGGGCCTATATTGACAGCGTGGGACACAACAATGTCAGGCAGTGGAGGCCGAAAAAAGGATGAAGAAGAACAAGAAAGTGACGCCGATTGATTACTCCAAGATCACGGTCCTGGAGGAACTGCAGGAATTCCTGAATCCTCTGCCGCACGATCAGTATCTGGGCCTGCGTGAGAAACTTGAACAGTACGGAATTCTGCATCCTTTACTCGCCGCGAGGATTGGCGAGCAGGTCGTGCTTCTCGACGGCCACAACCGTCAGAAATGGTACGAGGATCGTGGAAAGTTTCTCGGTAGCCCGCCCCCGGAAGTACATATATTGGATGATGTGCGGTCGATTCTGGACGCTCGTGTCGCGATGATCGAGATGCAGCTGGCGAGGCGGAATCAGTCGGAGCAACAGGTCCGGGTTGAACGCGGGCGGTTGCTCCAGTTGCGTGTGCAGCAGGAGCGTGAGCGAGGGGATGGTTTTGTTTCAACATCCTCACTCAGTGAGGAGATCGCACAGCAGGAAAAGGTGTCGTCTCGCACGGTGAGGCGGAACAAGAAGCTGGCCGATGCAATCGACAAAATCAAGGTCGTGGATAAGACGGTGGCGCGAAAGATCGAATCTGACCAGCTGCCGCTGACTGTTGCGGACATCCTGGCGATCGCTGCCGGCGACACACAGGCATGCGTCGAGAACATTCGTGCCGGTCGAAAATGGGACGATAGCGGTGAGCCACTGGTTCAGGCGACGGCGACGGCCAAAAAGAAAAAGTCGTCGAAGGAGAAAAAATTGAGTCGTCTCATCCAGCGTTTCGCCACCTGCATCGAGACTCTGATCCCGCAGTTGAAGACCGAATTGATCAATATTGACCGTGGTTTGAACGTCAGCGGGAAGTCGAAACACCGCTGGCCTGATTCCTGGGATGAGAATCTGGAGTCGATCTACGGTCAACTGATCAGTTGGAAGCCGGTTGGTCCCTGTCCTGACTGCCAGCTGGCCGGGTGCAAGCGATGCAATTCACGCGGCTGGTTGCGGAGGAAATCATGATTCAGGTCGGTCCGTTTGTGCTGGATCAGTATCAGCAGGCTGCGATCGATGCTCTGCGTTACGAGATGGAGTGCGGCAGGACGCATCTGTTGTTGGTGGCCCCAACTGGTTCGGGCAAAACTGTGATTGCGCTGGGGATCGAGTCGTTGTGTATGGAACGTGGTACTCGTGTGGGTTTCATTACGTCCGGTCGGCAGTTGATACTGCAGAAAGCGGCGAAGGCAGAAGCGGCTGGCCTGCGGTTTACCGTGTTGATGGGTGATTCGGGATACGAATTCGACCCGGATGCTGACCTGATGATCGTGTCGAAAGACACGCTGCAGCAGAGGTGGGGGCATATCTCGTGGCAGGAACCGGACCTGTGGATTGTCGACGAGGCGGATGTGGCGATTTCTCCGAAGTGGATGGAGATTCTGAGTCGCTCGCGATCTGTTATCGGTCTGACCGCCACTCCTATTACCGGTCAGGGTGACACGCTGCCAATGTACGAAAGTTTGGTCACGGTGGCGACGTATTCACAGCTGATTGAGAGTGGTCGTCTGGTGGATGTGCCGGCTGGTTGTGTGTTTTCGCCCTCCCGTCCCGACCTGACTGGCGGCAGAACCAGCGCGGGAGACTGGTCGAAACCGTGGTTGAGTGAGAGGATGCGGCGTCCGAAGTTGGTGGGTAACATCGTAGAGCATTGGGTCAAGCACGGTCAGAACCGTCCCACGGTCGTGTTTTGCGTGGATCAGGCTCATACGGCAGCTGTTTGTGATCACTTCAATGGTGTTGGGATTCCGGCAGCGTTTATCATCGACGAGACGCACCGGTTTGAACGTGATGCAATTTTCCGGGACACAGAGAGCGGAAAAAACAAGATCATCGTCAATTGTGCGACGTTGACGCGCGGGTGGGATTTGCCGTGTGTGTCCTGCTGTGTGCTGGCCCGTCCAACCAGATCGAGACGTCTGTACCTGCAGATGTGCGGTCGAGTGCTGCGGTCGCATCCGTCCAAGTCCGATGCGATTGTGATCGATCATGCGGGCGCGGTATGGGAACACGGCTGGCCGACCGAGGACCGTGAATGGTCGTCCGTTCCGGGTCAGACGGTCGTAGAGACTCAGGACGAGCGGCGAGTCCGGTCAGCGGACGAAATGCCAGAGCGGCTGTGTCCACAGTGTACTGTGTTGCTGGCCGCAAATTATCGCCGTTGCCCGAACTGTGGATTCGCAAAGACACAGAAGGGCCAGCAGGCCGAAACTGCGGACGGGAATCTGGTGACCGTGAAGCGGCGTAAGCCGGGTCGGCCGGCCGAAAAAACAGCGGCACAGCGAAAACAGCAGGCATGGATGGGAATTTTATACTCGTTCGGACGGAGCGGCCGGCAGTATTCAAACGCTCATTCCGCGTTTAAGCGGAGATTCGGGGTGTACCCAGAGCATGCTGGTGTCGGGCCAACGACGTCAGGATCGAATTGGCGTGTGCGGATTGACGAGTTATTTCCTTGGATACGTAGAAAGTAGGAGGGTACTGGTATGGGGAAGAAGAAAGCGGCGAGAGTGGATCGCAAAGAGACCGTTGAAGAGACTGTTGAGGAGAGGGAATCGCCAAAGGTTTTTCAGGATTTTCTGACGGCAGTGACCGAGTCGAACGGTGATACGCGGCCGTTGTGGGAAACCACAGTCGCAGTGTCGCCGGATGCCGTGAAACGGTGGTGGGTGCGTGCGAACACGCAGAATCAGGCGCGTCAGGCTGTGCTTCACACGGTCTCGATGCCGGTGCGGCTGAATACTCAGACTGTGATGCAGACGTTGATTGCTGAGACGCAGCGGCTGCGCACCGAGAGTCACAGCGAAGATGATGCAGATGATGCGGGGGAGGCAGACCATGATCCGTCCACTGATACGTTCTGAGGAATGGCGAATTATGGACTCAATGGGCCATTGCGAGGTTGGGTTTGCGGACAATCCGGTTCAGGTTCCTATGGGGCTGTGGGTTTCGAGGGGTTTGAATTGGCTGGCGGTTCCGCTGGAGTGGTCCGTCCTTCCTGATGACTGTCCATTGCCATTGTTGGGTGGCCGGTACGTGATGTTTCGGCGTTTGACTCCGGAGTGGTTGACCTGGTTGCGCAGAGATTTTCAGCATCGCGACCCGCAGTCGACACTGGCAATACAGACCAGGATGGTACTTCTTCGGGATGCCATCACGGTTTATATGCCAGAACTGGAGGGTGCCGATGTTGAACTGCCGGCTGGATATGCGCCTCCGCGGTTTGACGCAGTCACGCACAGTTACCGGTGACTGGAGTTCCGTTTTGCAGAGTCGGCGGTAAAATGCAGATGGGGGTGGGAAGAAGTTGACGCAGTGGATGCGCTGGAAAAATATCAGGGTGGTTGGGACCGTGAAGCTGTGCATGCGCTGGCAGTGCATGCGGCTGATGCGTACACGGATGCTCCGGCTGGCGGGGAACTGATTCACAGTCGCCGCACGGATACGCAGGCGTTTCTGCACGATTACGGCACGCACAGCGTGCTGGCCTTTCGCGGAACGGAGACTCCGCAGTTGATCGAACTGCTCTCGGTCAAGACTCCGTTCTTGCGGAGGTTTCGTGATATTCTGACAGACATGATGATCACGCAGGTGGATTGGGTGTGTGGCGGCAGGGTCCATCACGGATTCCACCGTGCGTTCCGGTCGGTTGAGGGGTCGCTGGAATCGGCACTTGGTCGTCTGAGTGATGAGAGCCGGTCAAACCTCTTCATATGCGGTCATTCTCTGGGTGGATCGCTCGCCACCCTTGCGGCATCACGGTTCCCGTTTCGCATGGTTGCTACCTTCGGTTCCCCGCGTGTGGGCAATCGTCGTTTCGCCCGCGTATTTGGCCTGTCCAATGCTGGTCGGTATTACCGGGTGGTCAACCGGGCAGATGTCGTGGCGCGAGTGCCTGTTCCAATCAGGTATGCGCACTGCGGCGTGCCGATTTTCATCCTTCATGACGGGCAGCTGTGGCCGAGACCGGGCCTGGGTGTGCGGATGGTGGCTCTCGTGCGGAATCTGATGCGAGGCAGAAGCGTCGTAATTTCCGATCACGGGATGGACAATTATTTGCAGGCGTTGGAGACCAAAAAATGATCAGTATTACCGCTGCGTCAATCGTGCTGTTGACCGCTGGATGGGCAGACCGGCCGGTTGAGTACCCTCTCATGCGGGTTGGTGGTGCGACGGCATTCGTTGTGGACAACAATTTGTTGTTGCATTGTATTCATGGTGTTCCCCCGTCGAAGACGCATATCAATCTGGTGGGTGGATCATCGGCGACCCGCGTTTCTACGCTGCAAATGAACCCGATGCTGCCTGGTTGGCACGCACCGGCGAACAGTGATGGTACGAAGGAGGCCACGCGAGATGGGGTCACGGTCTGGCAGCTGCCGCAGCGATATCACACGCTGCAGCTGGCCCGTGATGACCCGGAGGTGGGAGACTTCTGCCGCGTTCAGGGGTATCCGGAAATGAAGTTTGAGCAGCAGACCGGCCGTGTCAAACGGATTGGGAAGTATCAGATGGAAATCACCTGTCTGGTGCGGCCAGGTTACAGCGGAGGCCCGGTATTGAACGCGGCCGGCGAGGTGATCGGTATGGTTTGTTCGGTGACCGGTCCGCAGCACACTCCGCACCAGGAATACTGGGGGAGTGGCTGCGTAAAGCTCTCCACACTGAAATCTGCTGTGGCGATGGCGCAGAAAACTGCCCCAGGTCCGGAGTTACTGGAACCAGTCGCAGCCGAGCATTTGCCGGTGACGGATCGCCAGCCGGCTCAGGCCCAGCGTCAGGTTGTGGCGTTTGTGACAGAAAACTGCGGCGGTTGTGATGCGCTGAAGAATGACATAAAGCAGGGGCATTTCCGCCAGTTTAATATGGTTGTCGAGAACTATTCACGGTCAACTCGTACCTGGCAGGATGGTGGCGAGTTGTTTGAGGAGTTTTGTCGAGCGACGAAATACAACGGTGGTCGGATCGTGTTTCCGGTGGTCTGGGTACGTGGCAGCACTCAGTACAAATCTGGGTATCTCCCTGCTCGTCGCGGTGGTCTGATCGGATTTATTGCGGGGATCCTTGACGGTGTGGCTGCGGTGGTGGTGGGTGAGCCGGAATCCGCCCCCTTCCCACAACCGTATCCGTTGGATGAGGATGAGAAGGTGTCCGACACGGTCCCGAAACCGGAAACCACTCCCGCACCGACGTCTGATCTGCGCAAGTCAATTGATGAGTTGCGAGAGGACATCACTGCGATCAAATCTGGCAATTTGTTCGAGAAAATTGGAGCGGTGCGGAGTCTCCGTGACGATGTGGCAGCAGTTAAGGCTGAGGCGTCAGATGCGTTGACTGTCGCACGGTCGGCGGAATCGGATGTGGAGAAAAAGCTCACAGAGCAGGCAGACCAGCTGCGAAAAGACATCGAGAACGTCCGCAGCGGGAACCCGTTTCTGAAAGCGAAGGGTGCGCTGGCCTTGAAAAAGGACGTAAAATCCTCGATCGATCTGGTCAAGGGTCAGGTCACAGAGATTAAAGCACTTGAGCCGGCGGCACTGATTGGCCTGATTGGTGCTATTCGAGCGTTTCTACGCCGGCGAAAAGAGGATCAGGAAGCGGACGAACTGGCTCAGATAGGAGGTGCGGCATGATTACGGCAATACTGGGAAGCACGGTCCTGCAGGGTGCGGTGGTGTATTTGCTGTCGGACAAGGCCGGCAGTTGGGCGTCCAATCTTCTCAGCAAAAAAGGTTTGCTGGGTTTGGGTACGAAAGCCTCAAAGGCTGTCGCTGCGAACAGGCTGGAGCGTCGTCGCACGCAGGCGCGAGATGAGCGTGTTGCGTTTCTGCAGTCGGAGATCGATCGGCTGAATGGAGATGCGACCGATGCGTAGATACGTGCTGATCAGCCTTATTGGCCTTGTTGGTATTGGCATCGGGCGTGTGTCAGTGTCTGAACCGGCCCCTGTCACTGGCTGGACAACCCCGGCTACGGTGGTGAGTGTTTACGACGGTGATACTCTCACGGTCCAAGTCACTCGCCGTATGCGTGTGAGGATTCTGGATTGCTGGTGTAGTGAAATCCGGACTCGCGACAAAGCGGAGAAAGCCAAGGGTTTCGCTGCGCGGGATCACCTGAAATCGATACTTCCGGAGGGGAGTCAGGTAGTTCTGCAGATACCGAACTACACAGATTTGGGTAAATCGTTCACGTTTGGGCGAGTGCTGGGACAGGTGTGGCTACCGGATGGAGAGTCGTCGATAGCGGAGCAGATGGTGGCCTCGGGCCACGCGACAAAAACGAAACAGCAACGGAGGTGACAAGTGGGAACGACTAAGAAAACAGCAATGTCGATTCGGGACACTGTGTCCCAAAATCTGTCTTCAGCCGATCGATGGCAGCTGGTGTGTGCGGTCACTCCAGCGATCGTGCAGCGGTTGTCGGATTCGGACCCGAAACGAGTGGCTGATCGTACCCTCACGGTCGTGAATGCCGTGGTAGCTGGGTTCATTAAGGAACGGGATGAACGCACCTGATGAGAACATTCATTCGATGGATTGGGGATCGGGCGGCAAAACGAACGCGATCATGCGTTTGACGATGCAGGTTGCCAAGCTCGAAACTACGGTCAAGCAAGTGAGCGATGACGTTCGCGAGTCGGATCCCGATGCGCACCGGGAGCGGCTGGCTAAGATGGACGCAAAGCTCGATGTGCTGGAGTCGCGGCTGGCTGTCACCGAGAAGGCTATGTCTGAACTGGATGATCTGAAAAGTGCGGCCAGATGGTTGTCTCCGAAAAATGCCGGCATTCTGTTCATGGTCCTGTTTGGCGGTTCGACCGCAGCCAGTACGGCGATCGACCGTGTGACGCACGATCCGTCTACGGTCGAGCAGAAAATCGAAACTCAGGACCAGCAGATGCAGCGTCTGATCGAGCAGTTGCAGCGGATGCAACAGGATGAATGAGTTACGTTCGCAATGCCTCAAGATGGTCTGAATCCATGACGATTCTGCTGTTGTGCCTTGTTCCGGGCATACCATCCGCAATTCACGATCCGTCCACGGTCGCGATGCACCGGTCAGCGATGCAGTGGCGCAGACACTATGGGCTGGCGGAACAGTCACTGGATGAGGACTGTTGTCGTCTGGCCCAGCAGCACGCAAAGTACATGGCACGGCATGAATACTACGAACACGGTGCAAATGACCAGGTGATCACAATTGGCTATCGGACTCCAGCTGCAGCGGTACGCAGCTGGATTTACTCTCCCCCTCACCTGCGGTGGATGCTGTCAGGCAACAAAAAGGCCGGCTGGGGGCATGCTGTTTCCCCGGCCGGCCGGCACTACTGGTGTGGAGTGTTTCGTTAGTCAAGAGTCTCCACGATGCCTCCACCGGCATATGCCTCAACGCAGGCGTCCTTGTATCTAGCGGTGATTAACGCCTTGCGTCGTTCCTCCCGCTGATCCCATCGCGGGTGGTCTGGATACTGATCGACATACTGGTAGGGATCATATTTCGAAAGCTGCTCGATCAGATCACTCTTCCGGTCTGTACCGGCGAACACGGTCGTCACGTCGTTTTCACGTTCGATTTCGGTCACATACTCCACCTGACCGACCAGAGTCCCGGCAGTGGTACGGTACAGCGTGACCACATGCCA